AGGAGGAATGTATCATGTCCGATCGCAGCGCTTTCCGTTTTATCCAGAAGGAACAGATGAAGGCTGCAGGTCTCGAGAAGATCTGCAAACCGAACCGCTGGGATGGCGTCAACGAGCGCTACCGCAGCAGCTTTGCCATGCACTGGCGCAACTTCCCCGACATGGGCACAGTGCCGATTATTCCCAAGCATCGTACGAACCACACGAAACGTAATCTGAACGTCAAAAGGAGGGCGATGGCCTGATGGATATTTTGACGCTGATGAACCGCTCTCTCCGGTTTTGGGGAGGCAAGATCAAAAAGAACGCGCCGAAGATCCTGACGACGATAGCAATCGGCGGTGTCGCAGCCACGGCCTACGAGGCAGCCAAGGCCGGGCCGATCGCCAAGAAGCATCTGGACGAGGCAACGGATAAGAAGCGCGAGGAAACCGGAGACGAAAATGCCGAACTGACGCTGGTTGAAAAGGTCAAGGTTGCGGCTCCCGATTACACCAGGACAGCTATCGCTGGCGGTGTTACAGCAGGTTGTATGATCGCTTCTACTTGCGTATCCGGCCAGCAGGTAGCAACGGCCATGATGAGTGCCACGATGGCTGAAAACGCCTTAAAAGAGCATTATACGGCTGTGCAGAATAAGTACGGCAAAGAGTCCATTGACGCTATCCAGAATGATATTAACACACAAAAGATGAAGGAGAATGCGCCTCACAACTCGGCAGAGATCATTGACACTGGGGAAGGACATGACCTGTTCTATTATGTGCGATACGGAATCTGGTTCTACAGTGATATTGACCGGATCCGCACAATCCAGATCGATTTGAACGACGACATCGACCAGTTTAATGGCGTTTCAGAAAATGAGCTGCTGCACATGCTGAAACTGAACGACGTTGTCACCGGCGATATGTGGGGTTTCCCGAAGTATAACGCCGATGGACAGCGTGAGCCCCGTGTCGAGTTTAAACTGACGTATTATCGTGACCAAAATGGTGAGATCAACAACGACTATCAGCTCAGTTATATTCTGAACGGCAATGCTGCTATCGCCCTTGACTTCTATCCCTGGTGCGGTCCCTGCCTGAACTGGGAAGCACCGTGACTGCCCGAATGGGAGCGGAAAAAGGAATCTGAGATCGGATATTTGCTGCTGATCTCGCAAAAAATACAGCCCCTATAATGAAAGGCATAAGCCTTATCATTGAACTTATTTAGGAGGTATCTTTTATGGAAAACACCGAAAAGAAAGTCACCATCCTTGGCAAAGTCAAGAACTTTCTGATTCCGACGACTGCTGACGGCAAGGTCGACACGACTCGTATTATCGAGCGCGCGGCTTGCGTCGGCTTCGGAGGACTGACCGTCCTTGGCGCTGGCATGGGCGTGGTGGCTCACCAGGAGCACAAGAAAAAGAACTCTGCTAAGACCAATGAGCAGGCGTAACTTTAGTAACTCGAGAGGACCAAAACAGGTCCTCTCATCTTTTTCAACTTTAAGGAGGTAATCTGATTATGGCAAAGGTAAACAAGCTCGCATCCTGGCTCCAGTCCGAATACTACAAGGGCAACAAGGTTGTCAAGTTCCTTCTCGACCACGAGAACCTTCTGTTCGGCGCATATATGGCCGCTGGGCTGTCTTATATTTTCTTGAGCCTCGGACACTGCATGGACAAAACCGAGGAACAGAAGAAGGCGCTTGAAGACGCGATCGTCGTCGCGAGGACTGCCATTCACGAATGCCCGGAAGCGGAGAAGATCATTGACGAGCATCTTAGGGAAAAGATTCCTGACGCTGCCGGAATCAAGGATACGCTGGCCTATTTCTCCGAAAAGGGCAAAGTAGCCCTCGATGACCTCGGAGACACTTTCGCTGAGAACTGGAAGCATGTCGTGACGATTCCAAACAGGACTGTTTATATTACGGTTAAGAAGGAGGCTGTAAACGAAGATGAGCCTGCTGGAGAAGCTGAAAAGCAAGACGATTGAAGAGACTGTTGACTCCGTCAAAGAAGCGGCTACGAAGGCTGCTAAGGACGGCCTGGGCGACAAGATCGAGGGAGTGGGTAAACTGCTCCCTCTCTTTCTCGCTCTGTACATGATATTTGGCGACAAAAAGGCAAAAGACAAGAGCAAAGAAAAGGAACCGCCCGTAACGATCATCAACAACTATTACGGAAAGGACTGGATCGATGATGCTTCGAAAGATTCTTAAAGCGATCATGGGATCTGTAAGCGTCGTCGGAACTGCCGCTCTTGTCGGAGGGATCGCCAAAGGAGCGCTGGACAATGTCGAGAATCCACTGTTGAAAAACTGTGGAAAAGTTGCCGCGGCGTGTCTCGCCATACCGGCAGCTAACAAAGCGATTGAGGTTTCCGGCATTCTTGTGGATAAGACGATGGATATTCTGGACAAGACAGCTGATGCGTTGAGGAAGGAGGAGGATAGCGATGGCGGACAAGTATCCTGACAACAGTGACAAGAGCCGGGAGCAGAAGAATGAACCGTCTCCCATGCCTGCCATAGTAGAGGAGAAGAAGCTCTCGCCGTTTATGACGGTATTCACCATGATATTCTCGGATACGCCGGACAAGATCGTCAAGAACTTCTTGAAGTATCGTCTGGTGCCCTGCTTTGCCGACTTCCTGCATCAGGCCGGTAACAACTTCCTCGATGAGGCATTCAACGGTCGCTCCAACAGTCCCGATGATGATCGCCCATTCCGTGATAATCGCGTAAAGCGTTCCGGCAACTATGACCGCTTCCAGGAAAAGCTGGCAGACAACCGCAAGCGCTCCCTCGCCGAGAAGCGTCCGTTGGATTATCGGGAGCTGACCTGGCGTACAAGGAATGAAGCCGAACGCGTCCTTGGAGATATGAAGGACGAACTGAGGCGTCATCCGAGAGGTGTGACGGTCGCTAAGCTGTTTGATTTTTACGGGATGGACCGAAGCGACTATCCTTACACCTTCAATGACTGGTGCTGGAAGAGCCTTGACGGTGTCGAGGTAAAACTCGCTGGTGCGAATGATTTCTACATCGACCTGCCTAAGCCCGTCGAATTCGAGGACGATTAAGGAGGGGTTTCATGAGCCAGCTCTATAACAGCTGCACGGCCTGTGCACTTTACGATCACTACGTTGGTGCCTGTCGTGCTCTGGATCCGGATGCAATTAAGAAAAAGGATCTCGAACGGCCCTGCGCTTTCTTCCGCACCAAAGAGGATTATCAGCGTAGTTGTCAACAGGCCAGGCTTCGTCAGCTTCGGCTTTTCGGAACAGTAATGACCGGACCTGTCACCAGAGCGAGGAGCTGATCGCATGACGATCGAAGATATGCGATACGAGCTCATGAAGGAATACCCGACAGAAAAGTGGCGTACCAAATGCCTCTGGATGCCGGATTATCAGGTAAATGCGATTTATAAATCCATTCAGTGCCGCAAAAAGAAAAAACCGAAAACACCGCAAAAAGATCCGGGGTTTGAACAGATTAAGTTCGACCTCGGATCTTTAATGTAAAGGAGGAAACAAATGACTGATATTTTCATCACCGCGATTCTGGTGGCGATTGCCGTTCTTACCATTGTGCTTGCGCATCTAAACAATAATATCCGGTCTGTTAAAGCTGATGTTGAGTTCGTTATGAAGAACGCGAAAGAATCCAACGACACGCAAATGCAGATCAATAACGATCTGCTGAGCTTCAACGACAGAATCCTCGGCAGGTTTGGAGATCTGAATACGAGAGTTATTGAACTAGAAGCCAGAACGCCGGAAGAGAAGCCGTTTAACGATGTCGAGGATGAAGACATTGTGATCTGAAGGAGGACTATATGAGGGTCATCAACCAGGGTTATCTGATTCGTGGAGATATTTCCAACACCGCGATTCTCCGCAACATCGCTGATGCTGCAAGGGTCTGCTATCACACGGAAGGCGGATCCTCGGACGAAGCACTCGTGGCCAAGCTCATAAAATCCCAGCACGAGGCTATGCTTGAGCACTCTTACATGACGGTATATTTCACCACCGATCGTGCGGTCGCCAATGAACTGGTAAGGCATCGAATGGCGAGCTTTGCTCAAGAGAGTACGAGATACTGCAACTACTCAAAGGAAAAGTTCTACCATGAAGTCTGTTTCATCGCCCCAATATGGCTTGAACCAACGAGCCCGGAATTCAACGCCTGGGCCGCCTCTTGTATGGAGGCCGAACGGGAGTATTTCGAAATGCTCAAGAATGGTGCCACAACCGAGGAAGCCCGCGATGTCCTGCCGCTCTCAACAGCGACCCAGATTGTCGTAACAGCCAACATGCGGGAGTGGCGGCATATTCTCGCGCTCAGAGCTGCCGGCGTAACAGGAAAACCTCATCCTAAGATGAAGGCCCTCATGAGACCGCTCCTCGAAGAACTGGCTACAGCTCAGCCCGTTCTATTTGGAGATATTCATGCACAGATGCTTGACAATGAACGGACCGCCGCAAAGGCAAAGGAGGAAAACTGATTATGGAAAGCAGCACGAAGAAGACGATTCTCAAGGTTCTCGTTACCCTCGGCATCGCTGGAGGCTCGGCAGCAGGCATCTACAAACTTGCGACCTCTGAAAACGAAAACGTCAAGAAGTTCCGCAAGACGTCGCATGATATTCTGTGCGGCGGCGTAGGTGAATTCATCGGTGCTGTTGGCGGCGCAGCGATGCGTACGTACAGCAAAGGTGAGATCGACTTTAAGGACGGCAAGTGGAGCTTCAAGTCCAACGATACCGAACCGGAAAAGAAAGATATTCCGGAATTTGCAAAGGACATCGTCGACCCGAAGGACTGGGCACGGATGTCCTATACGTCTCAGCAGAGCTACATGCAGATGCTCGACAAGCAGAACGCCTTCGCCATCCGCCAGCGGGAACTGGAGGTTGAGAAGGCGAAAGCGGAGGCGGCATCTGCCAATGTAGTCATCACGACCGTGAAGGAGGAACCGTGTGATGCACCCTCTGATGGGCAGGAAAACAATCAGTAAGTTCAAAGAGATATTTCCCATCTGGGCTCCGAGGGTCGCCAAGTGGCGGCCTTCGGGGCTCTTTACCGTCAAGATATGGCTTACAGATGGTAATATTTTTCTCTTTACTTATACCGGAAAGAGCACAAAACTGATCGTTGCCAATGAAGGCAAGATGAAAGGAAAAACTGTATATGACTCTAAAGCAGATGGCAGGCGCATTGTATAACGGTCTGCGCAAACACTCCCCAAAACTCCTCTTCGGCCTTGGTCTCGTGGGCTATATTTACGCGGTCCACGAGGCGCCGAAAGCCGCCAGGAAGGCCGAAGAAGCCCGCGACGAGTATCTGAAGGATGGAGACAAGAAGAAGTTCATCCGTGGCTATATCAAAGCCTGGGGCGTTGTAGGCGGCGTATTTGTCGCGTCTACAGCTTGCACCGGCGGGGCTATGGGAATCCTTCACGGACGTGCCGTCGCGAGCGGAACAGCTTTGGCGTCCAATATGGCGGCATTCAAACTGTACAGGAGCCGGGTGGTAGCCAAGGAAGGCGCTGAAGCTGACATGGCTTACCGCTATGGTCTCAAAGAGGTAAGTGAATTGACAGAAGCAGACGGCAAGAATGGAGCCAAGGTCGTGCAGCACCTTGTCCCGGATGACGAACAGGGAATCGATCCCAGAGACTATTATATTTTCGCGTTTGACGAGCGCAATGCCTGGTACACCGGAGATCCTCAGGTAGACCTGATCCAGATGAAGAAGGTTTATCAGAACATGTGCGAGCGGTATGAATCCTCCATCGACGGCAAATACTCGTTCCGGGATGCCCTGATCGACTCCGGATTTGAGTACGCCCTTCAGGACAAGAAGCTTGCACAGATGGCCGGACGTTGCGGATGGGACCGCTATAGCAAGAAGGGCGATAACTACATCTCGTTTGGCCCGATGTTCGACGCGGTTCTGGATGACCCGAGGGATTATATTCTCGGCAAGACTTTCCCGCTGATCATCGAGTTTAATTGCGAAGGCGACATTTACGGCGACTGAAAGGAGTAAGAGAATGAACGTAAAGGATATTCTGATCGGTTTTGTCGGTGGTGCGGTTGTTGGCGGAGTCATCATGCGTATTGTTGATACGAAGATTGACAAAAAGAAAAAAGATGGCAATCACGATGGTGAACTCGTCACGATCTCAGCAGAAGAGCTGGAGGAATATCGTACCCAGCTAAGAGATGCCAAAGAAGACGCAGAATACTGGCATAACCGGGTACGGCAAATCACCGCTGCTAAAGAGATGGAATCCTACACCGGTCACAGTGAGGAACCGATCCATCCGGAAGAGTTTGAGGAGGATCTGGAACCGGTAGAGGCGCCTGAAGAAAACCCAGGCGAGGAGATGGATATTTACGCCATCACGGTCGGCGACTTCATGCAGGACGCTAAGTACGAAAAGAAGTACCTGTCGTACTACCGCGTCAACGGAGTTCTCAGCGATGCAGGAACAGACGAAGTCATTGACGCGCCGAGGACAGCTGTCGGGGACATGATGGATATTGTCGAGAACTACACAGGCAACGTCATGTACATCCGCAATACGCATACGAGCGTCGATTACCAGATCGACTTCGAAGACGCTGCATACGATGGCGGTGGTGATGCATAATTGCGCACGCTGAAAAACGAATACTTCGGATGGCTCTGCGACCTCGTCGGGATCGACAACCGGCGGGGCCAGAGCTATTGGCTTCTCGCTGACAGGCTGTTTCGTAAGGAGTTTTACGGGCTGCTAGGCAACGATGAAGACCGCGGATCTGAGGGGAAGTATCTTCGGTTTATATTTGCCAAAGAGGTGTATCCAGGCCATGAAGCTGAGGTGATCGACGAGCTGGAGGGAGCCTGCTCGGTACTTGAAATGATGATCGGGTTCTCCAGACGGATTGCGGACTGGCTGTGCGGAAGCCCGGATGACCCGGAGTTCAAAAAGTGGTTCTTCCAGATGATACGGAACCTGGGGCTTGAAGAGTTTACGGACAGCTGCTACATGGGGATTGACAACCCGAACGAAGAGGTAAACAGGAGGCTGGATATTTTCCTTGAAAGAAGTTATGACCGGTATGGAAACGGAGGACTTTTCCCGCTGAAAAACCCGGACAGAGACCAGAGAAAGGAAGAGTTATGGTACCAGCTCAACCACTATTTGAGGGAAAATCCGGACCTTTGGATGGACAATTGAGGTGATATTTTGTGACGTTTTTGAAATCGGCTGTGACAAAAAAGTGTCACAAAAGTGCCTGTTCTGAAGGTCAGGGAAGGTCAGAACTCGCGGTTTGTGACAAAAAAGTGTCACAGTGTGACGTTTTTGAAATCAAAAGTGTCACAGAAAAAATCACGTAATAGCTAGAAAAATTGGGCAAAAAACGCGTTTTGTGACACTTTTACACTTTTTTTCTCTATCTTTAATAGAAAAATTAAATTTTATATAAAAGTTATAAAATGCAAAAATTTTTGCAAAAACGTCACAAACCGCGGAAAGGAGGAAAACGCACCGAAATGGATTTCTACCGAATCAAAACCCGGCCCGGCAAAAAGAAGGGCATTGAGGTTTACCCCGACTTTGTCGTAGGCCGGATCAAAGACCTTATGGTGCGGGGGAAATCCTTCTATGCCGTATGGGATGCCGAGAAGGGACTTTGGAGTACGGACGAGTACGATGTCGCCCGGATCGTCGACAAAGATATTCACAGTAAGGTCGAAGAGCTTCTGAAGACGATGGACGGCGTCGATGTGATTCCCAAGTATATGGCGAATTTCTCGTCCGGATCGTGGACGCAGTTTCAGCAGTATGTCAGCAAGGTGAGTGACAACTATCACGAGCTGGATGAAAAGCTGACCTTTGCAAACACGGAGACCAAGAAGAAAGATTATATTTCGCGCCGGCTTCCTTACCCTCTTGCCGACGGTGATTACTCGGCATGGGATGAGATCGTCGGCACTTTATATTCTGAGGAAGAACGGAAGAAGATCGAATGGTCGATCGGATCCGTAGTGAGCGGCGACAGCCGCGACATCCAGAAGTTCCTCGTCTTCTACGGTGAGGCCGGAAGCGGAAAGTCCACGATCCTTAACATCATCCAAAAGCTCTTCGATGGATATTTCGTCATGTTTGATGCGAAGGCTTTGACGAGCAACAACAATGCGTTCGCAACGGAGGTCTTCCGATCAAACCCGCTGGTAGCCATTCAGCATGACGGCGATCTGTCGAAAATTGAGGATAACACGAAGCTGAACTCCATTGTCTCTCATGAATTGATGACCATGAATGAGAAGTACAAGTCCAGCTATACCGCAAGGGCAAACTGCTTTCTGTTTATGGCCAGCAACAAGCCGGTCAAGATCACCGATGCCAAGTCTGGCGTCATCCGCAGATTGATCGATGTGAAACCGACGAACAAGAAGATCCCGGCCAAAAGATATTTTGCTTTGATGAATCAGATCGACTTTGAACTCGGCGCAATCGCAAAGCACTGCCTGGATGTGTATCGGGAACTTGGAAAGAATTATTACGGAGCTTACAGGCCGGTCGAGATGATGTACAAGACCGACCTCTTCTTTAACTTTGTGGAAGACAGCTACGTGATATTTAAGAACCAGGATTCGACCTCGCTGAAGGCGGCTTACGCGATGTACAAGGCCTACTGCGACGACAGCGGAGCTGAGTACAAGCTGCCGATGTATAAGTTCAGAGAGGAGCTGAAGAATTATTTTCGGAGCTTTGAGGAAGTTGGACGGGATGACTCCGGAAAACAGGTGCGAAGCTGGTACACCGGTTTCATGGCAGAACGCTTTCGAAACCCTGAACCGCCTGAGCCGGAAGCACACGGGAAACCCTCTGGCGAAACACCGTCTTGGCTTGTATTGGACAAAACAGAAAGCCTACTGGATGAGGCGCTTGCCGATTGCAAGGCACAGTATGCGAAGGCTGATGGTTCTCCGGAAGGATCCTGGTCCAGGTGCCGCACGACGCTTAAGGATATTGATACGGGCAAAACGCATTATGTCCTCGCGCCACAAGCGGGAGCATCCGCTCTGGTTACGGTTGATTTCGACCTTAAGAACGACAAGGGTGAAAAGGACGCGGCCCTGAACATCGAAGCCGCCGGATCCTTCACCCCGACGTATGCCGAGTTCAGCAATGGCGGAGCCGGAGTTCATCTGGAATACTGGTACGATGGAGACTGGACAAAACTGAACCCTGTTTACGCACCAGGCATCGAAGTGAAAGTTCAAAGCCCGAACAGCACGATTGGCGGTTTCCCGCTGCGCAGGCGAGTCAGCCTGTGCAATGACCTGCCGATCACGCATATTGCCAGCGGATTGCCTTTAAAGGAGGAAAAGGTGATTGATTTTCAGGGTGTTAAAAGCGAAAAGCAGCTGAGAAACGGCATCGCCGCCTGTATGAGAAAGGAGCACCATGGCGCGACGAAGCCGGAAGTAGACTTCATACTGAAGATGCTGGACGACGCCTATGCTTCCGGCATTCAGTACGACGTGACGGACATGAGGCCGGCTGTCACAGCCTTTGCCCAGGGAAGCACCCATCAGGCGGATGCCTGTCTTCGGCAGTGCCTTAAGATGAAATGGAAGAGCGAAGAGAAGCTGGAACTTCATGTGGACAATGACGGTCAGGTCTATGCAAGAAATGAAGATCCGCAGGGTTCCCCTCAGCTTTATATTCCGCTCGTCTTCTTCGATGTGGAAGTCTTTCCGAATCTGTTCCTCATCTGCTACAAGTTTGCAGGCAAAGACAAGCCGGTTATGGCTCTTGTGAATCCAACTCCGCAGGACATCGAGGACCTGATGCGTATGCGGCTGGTTGGGTTTAACTGCCGCCGGTATGACAACCACATGCTGTATGCCTGCTACATTGGATATTCTGTTGAGGAACTCTACGAACTGAGCCAGCGGATCATCAGTGGCAGCAAGAACGCAATGTTTCGGGAAGCCTATGGGATCTCTTACACGGATATTTACGACTTCTGCAGCAAGAAGCAGAGCCTGAAGAAGTGGGAGATCGAATTGGGAATCCATCATCAGGAACTTGGTCTTCCGTGGGATCAGCCTGTGCCGCAGGAAAAATGGCAGATGGTCGCAGACTACTGTAAGAACGACGTCATTGCGACGGAAGCAGTCTTTGATGCACGGCAGGAAGACTGGATTGCCAGGCAGATTCTGTCCGATCTTTCCGGCCTTACGGTAAAGGACACGACCAACAGCCACTCGACCCGGTTTATATTCGGCACGAACCGCACGCCGCAGAATCAGTTCAATTACCGCGACATGGGCGACGCCAGCACCGTCGATCCGGAGGTTACGAAAAAGCGCATCCGGGACTTTGGGCTGGAGGGACTCGTAGATCCAGAATACACGCTGTTCACCAAAGACGGGAAACCCGTGTTCCCCGGATATTTGTTTGACCACGGTAAAAGCACCTATCGTGGCGAAGAGGTCGGCGAAGGCGGATACGTCTATGCTGTGCAGGGCATCTGGCATCATATTCCAACGCAAGATGTCGCCGGAATGCATCCCTCCAGCGCGATTGCAGAGGAGCTGTTCGGTCCGGAATACACAAAGCGGTTTGCGGATGTTGTCAAAGCCCGCGTGGCGATCAAGCATGGCGACTATGAGGCCGCGAAGCAAATGCTGGATGGAAAGCTTGCGCCCTATCTGGAGGACAAGGGGCAGGCGAAGAAACTGGCCGGAGCACTGAAGATCGTCGTCAATTCTGTTTATGGTCTTACGGCTGCCAAGTTTGAGAATCCTTTCCGGGATCCGAGAAACGTCGACAACATCGTCGCCAAGCGTGGTGCGCTGTTCATGGTGAATCTGAAGAACGAAGTTCAAAGCAAGGGCTTCACGGTCGTGCACATCAAGACGGACTCCATCAAAGTCGCGGAAGCGACGCCGGAGATTATATCCTTCATCCGGGCATATGGGGCAATGTATGGCTATACGTTCGAGACCGAGCACGAGTATGAAAAGCTGTGTCTGGTCAACGACGCAGTTTATATTGCCAAGTATGAAAAGCCCGAAATCGACAGGGACACCGGACGGGAGATCTGGTGGGATGCGACCGGAGCCCAGTTTCAACAGCCCTATGTGTTTAAGACATTGTTCTCTCACGAGCCGATCACCTTCGACGACATGTGTGAGACGAAGAGCGTGACACAGGGGGCTTTATATTTGAACTTCGGCACGGAAGAGGAGCCGCTTTACCGCTTTGTCGGGCGTGCCGGGCAGTTTACACCGATTAAGCCAGGGCACGGCGGAGGGCAGCTTGTGCGCGAAAAAGACGGAAAGTATTACGCAGCTACCGGAACCAAAGGATATTCCTGGATGGAGAGCGAGTCTATCCGCGGAAGCGGCGTAGAAGACGACATTGACCGGAGCTATTACGACGAGATGGTAGAGGAAGCCGTACGGGATATTTCACAGTACGGTGACTTCGAAGAGTTTGCAAAGTAAAGGAGGACCTATGACCAGAAGCGACATTTTGGATCAGGCAAACCACTGTGTGAACGGCGATCGTGAAGATGACTATGGTACGCCGGAACGAAACTTTGAGACCATAGCGAAACTGTGGAATGGATATTTGGGCGAGGACCGGTTTGAGGCAAAGGATGTAGCAGCGATGCTCATCCTTTTAAAAGTTGCCCGGATTAAAAGTGGCAAAAAGAAGAGTGACAACTGGATCGACATTGCCGGCTATGCGGCCTGCGGCGGAGAGATCGAAGATCCGAGACCGTTTAATGATATTTTGGCAAGCGCTATCAGCCAAACAACGCCACTTGATCACATTGGAACAGCTATTCATAACTGAGAAAAAGAAAGAGAGGAAACAATTATGCTTAAGACTCAGAATCGAAACATCAACATCGACAGCCAGGACATGAAAGCCATTCTTTTCCGCAACTTCACAGGCAAACCGGACAGCTTTAATCCGAAAGGCCAGATGGGCAATTTCACGATTGTGCTGGAGGATGCGAAGGCGAAGGAACTGGAAGCGCAGGGGCTGAACATCAAGCACAAGCAGAACCGCGATGGTGACGACGAGTGCCGTCTGCAGATCTTCGTCCGGTTTGATAATTTCCCACCGAAGGTTTACCGTTGCACCAGCAAAAAGAGCGTTGAGCTGGATGAAGATACGATCGCTTTGCTGGACAATGATGAGATCGTCGACGCGGATCTGATCATCAGCCCGTACACGTATGACGTAAACGGCCGACAGGGAAAGAAGGCCTATCTGCATCGAGGATATTTCACCGTTGCTGAGGACCAGTACGCCGACCGGTATCTGAACCGTGAGGATGAAGTGCCCTTTGAATGTTGAGCTCTATGACCATCAGCTGAAAGCCATCGGAGAATTGGAAAGCGGTAAGATCCTTGTTGGAGGGGTTGGTTCGGGCAAATCCCGGACCGCCCTTTGCTATTATATTCTGAAAGAAGCCGGAGGGCAGCTGCAGATCAACGGCAAGGGAAAGTATAAGCCGGCCCGAAAGACTCCGCCGCTTTACATTATCACCACCGCCAGGAAGAGGGACACGCGTGACTGGGAGGACGAAAGCGTGCCCCTCCTCCTTTCCGGGTTTACAGTGGACAGCTGGAACAACATCGCCAAGTACCGTGACGTGAAAGGTGCTTTCTTTATATTTGATGAGCAGCGTGTTGTCGGTAGCGGAACATGGGTTAAAAATTTTCTGAGGATCGCGAAAAGCAACCGCTGGATACTGCTTTCGGCGACGCCCGGTGATACCTGGCTGGATTACATACCGGTGTTTGTGGCCAACGGCTTTTACAAAAACCGGACTGCTTTTATGAATGAGCACGTGATATTCTCGCGCTTTGCCAAGTTCCCAAAGGTGGACCGGTATGTCGGGACCAAGAAGCTTGTGCGGCTGCGGCAGCAGCTGATCGTAAACATGGCGTTTACAAAACCGACCATCCAGCATCACGAAAACGTCACCTGTGAGTATGACCGGACGATGATCCGGAGCATCCTCCGAAACCGGTGGGATCCATTTAAGAACGAGCCAATACAGGATATTTCAGGTGTCTGCTATTGTATGAGAAAGGTGGTGAACAGCGATGAAACGCGGATGCGACGGGTGGAAGAGATTCTTGAAATCCACCCGAAAGCCATCATCTTCTATAACTTCGACTACGAACTCGATGCCTTACGGAAACTTCATTGTCGAGTATCTGAGTGGAACGGACACAAGCACGAACCAATACCAAAAGGATCGAGATGGGCGTACCTCGTGCAGTATACAGCAGGCGCCGAAGGCTGGAATTGCACAGACACAGATACGTTGATATTCTTCAGCCAGAACTACAGTTATAAAGTGATGGTACAGGCCGCAGGCCGGATTGACCGGATGAACACACCGTACCGGGATCTGTACTATTACCATCTGAAGAGCACCGCTCCGATCGATATGGCCATCTCAAGAGCGTTGTCACAAAAGCGCAACTTCAATGAAAAGATATTCCTGAAAGCCTGAAACTCGCAATTAAAACAATTACTATTATGAGGAGGGGTGTAGAGTGTGAACTCTACAGCTCCCTTTTATTTTGCCGCTCTGCGTTCCCGAACTCCTTAGAAGTTTTCATCCATGCTGCACCTCCAACACAGTCATACTACCAAAGAGCGGCAAAGGCACTATTGCTCCGGTAAGCCCGCTGAGGCTTTATCGGAGCAATGATTTATTTTTTTTTCATCTTGAAGATGAAAATTTTTCATGTTAAAATTCGATGAGTGAAAATTATTCATCAATACATGAAAATTGTTCAAGGAGGATGAAATGAGGGAGAGCCAGTTCCAGGCCAGACTGATCGTAAAGCTAAAGAACCTCTTTCCCGGCTGCGTTGTCTTGAAGAATGACCCGAATTATATTCAGGGCTTTCCGGATCTGACCGTGTTTTACCGCGAGCACTGGGCCTGTCTGGAATGCAAGAAGAGCGAGCATGAACCGCATCAGCCCAATCAGGACTATTACGTTGGATATTTGAATGAACTGTCTTACGCGAGGTTCATCTATCCGGAAAACGAAAAGGAGGTATTGGATGAACTTCAATGCGCATGGAAACCTTGAAGGCAAGCATGCCTTTCTCAGTGCCAGCAAATACCACTGGACAAACTACGACGAAGAAAAGCTGAAAACCGTTTTTCACAACTTCATGGCTGCACAGCGCGGAACGGAAGATCATGCCTTTGCCTGCACCTGCATCAAGCGAAAACAGAAGCTCCCGCGCACCAAAGATACGCTGAACAAGTATGTCAACGATGCAATTGCCTACCGGATGACACCGGAGGTGGTTTTATATTACAGCGACAACTGTTTCGGGACGGCGGATGCCATCTACTTTAACGAACAGACCAACGAACTCCGGATCCACGATCTGAAGACCGGCGAGACGCCGGCTTCCATGAAACAACTCGAGATTTACACAGCACTTTTTTGTCTGGAATACCGGAAGAATCCGGATGACCTGGCCATGGAGCTGAGGATCTACCAGAGTGAAGAGGTGCTTTGTCATTACCCGGAGCCGGAAGATATTCAGCGGATCATGAATCAGATCATCCGCTTTGACAGGATCCTTGAAAAAGAGAAAGCGAGAGATGCAGCATGAGCGCGATATGGCAAAGGCCGGACTTTAGTGATATTCATCCGAATGATCCGGATTCCCGGAGCGATTACGGCACTAAGATGCACTCCGGCCGTTACCGGTGGGGATCGGGCGAAAACCCGTATCAGAGGCTTCAGAAGTTTCACGGCAAGTACACGCAATTGCGGAAGGAAGGCCTGACTGACGCGCAGATCGCCAAGGGCTGGGGGATGTCCAGCGGACAGCTCCGCGCCAAGATCAGCAACGCCAAGCATGATATTCGGGCCGAAGAGATTCGCCGAACCAAGATCTTGAAAGAAAAAGGCATGAGCAACATGGCAATTGCCAAAAGGCTCGGGAGACCGGAAAGCACAATCCGAAACTACTTGAAAGATGACTACGCAGTAAAAGCAGATAAGAACCGCGAAGTCGCCGATGTGCTGCAGAAGCAGGTGGACGATCGCGGTCTTATTATGCTCGGAAAAGGTGTCGAGCATTATATTTCTAGTGACCGGCTTGGCAAGGTTAGCCACGAGCGACTGAATGCCGCTGTCGATCTCTTGAAAGAAAAGGGTTACGAAGTGATATCCTTCGAGACGCCACAGATGGGCACGCAGAACGATACGAAAGTGGTTGTTTTGGCTCCTCATGGGACGACGAAGAAGGAAGTCATGAACCGACGGGATGAGATTGAAGTTCCCAATGTATATTACGATGGAGACACCGATACCCTCCGCCCGGTGGTGAAGCCTGTCAGCGTAGACAGCAAGCGCATACAAATTTGCTATGCGGATGATATTCGCCCTGATGGAAGTAAAGGCATTGATCGAGATGGCATGATCGAGCTTCGCCGAGGTGTGGATGATATTTCGCTTGGAAAGGCGAACTATGCACAGGTCCGCATTGCTGTCGACGGAACGCATTATCTGAAAGGTATGGCCGTCTACAGTGACGATCTTCCTGACGGCGTGGATATTCGCTTTAACACGAACAAAACTCACGATGTGCCGATGATGGGCGACAAGGATCACAGCGTCCTTAAGCCTATGAAGAGCGGAGAAAGCGGCGAGGTCAATCCCTTTGGCGCGACTATTAAGCGTGAAGACGAATTGATATTGTGTCAGACACATTACAAAGATAAGGATGGCAACGAGCATCAAAGCGCGCTTAATATCGTTTCGGAAGAGGGTAACTGGAGCGATTGGCGTAAAGCTTTGGCAAGCCAGGTCTGGAGCAAGCAGAGTCCTAAACTGGCAGCCAAGCAGCTGAAGATGAGCCAGGATGCCTACGACTCGGAATTTGATGAGATCAAGGAACTGACGAATCCGACCATCAAGAAGAAAGAGTTTGAAGAGTTTGCCGATAAATGCGACCGAGCTGCCGTCGATCTGAAAGCCGCAGGCCTTCCACGACAGGCCGCTCATGTGATATTGTCGGTTCCGGATCTTAAAGAAAATGAGATCTACGCGCCGAATTATATTAATGGCGAAACAGTTTGTCTGATTCGTTTTCCGCATGCGGGACGATTTGAAATCCCGACGCTTAAGGTCAATAATTCGAATGAAGAGGCCCGAAAGACTTTAGGCATCCATGCGACGGATGCTGTTGGCATCAATCCTAAAACCGCTGCGAAATTGTCCGGAGCGGATTTTGACGGCGATACTGTATTGGTTATTCCGAATAATTACGCAAATAGTGATAGCCGAAAGTTATTAACGCATCCGGCTATTCAGGAACTGATGGATTTTGAGCCGAAAGTTAGCCATAAACGGGATCCAAACGGCACTTGCCCACGCATGACCAAATCGCAGACCCAGCAAGAAATGGGCAAGATAACCAATTTGATAACGGATATGCAGACGAAGGCCGCTTTGCTCATGGAAAATCCCAAGTCTAATCCGGAAGAGTCCGATCGTTTTATGAACGATTTGGTTCACGCGGTCAAGCATTCTATGGTTGTTATTGATGCTGAAAAGCATGATCTGGACTGGCAGCGCAGCTATGAAGAAAATGGTATTGCCGAACTTAAGAAAAGATATCAGGGCGGCGAAGACCGCGGTGCCAGCACTTTGATATCCCGTGCATCCTCCGAGGCCCGTGTCCCTTATCGTCAGAGACAATATAATACGAATAAGATGACCAAGGATGAGTACGAAAGATATTTACAGGGCGAAAAGATATTCAATTATACCGGCAAGCAGGTTACAAAGCTCGATAAAGATGCCAAACAGGCCCATGAACTGAAGGACAAAGGATATTCTGACGACCAGATCGCCGAGGTCATGGGAATCAGTAAGCGAAAAGCGCATAATTTGACTAAAAAAGATATTTACAGCAAGTCTGAGGCTACTATTAAGTCCACCAAAATGTATGAAGCCAGAGATGCTCGTGAATTATCAAGTGGTACCCTAATGGAAGAGATCGCCGCCGACTATGCGAACCATATGAAAGCCCTGGGTAACGCAGCAAGGCGCGAAGCAATGAATGTTAATGAAGACATTTACAATCCTTCAGCTGCAAAACAGTATGCTAAAGAAGTTGAAGAACTTCGCAGTCAGCTTACTGTCGCACAGAGCAATGCTCCTTTGGAGCGTCGTGCCCAGTTGCTTGCTGGTATACGTCTGCGTAACTGGAAACGTGAGAATCCAGACCTTGCAGAGGATAAGGATCAGGTTCGTAAAAAGAAAGGTCAGTTCATCTCTACATACCGTAATGCTGTTGGGGCCGGAAAGCATCAGATTGTGATCACCGATAAGCAATGGGAAGCGATTCAGGCCGGCGCAGTAAAGAAGACGATGCTTCGCGAGATTGTGAACAATACGAAACCAGATCTGCTTAAGCAAAGAGCGATGCCTAAAGAGCATCCAGTGATGACGCCCACGCGCATTAACATGGCTCTTTCTTGGGCAAATCAAGGCTACCAGCCCGCCCAAATCGCAGAACAGTTGGGAGTCTCGATAGGAACGATCACTAATCTCATCTATGAAGCAAGAAAGGGTAACTTATGACGAAAGAAGTCATGCTTACGACTTCTGACAATCCTTGGAATCCGTTCGATCGATTCAGTGAATGGTATGCAATGGACGAAAACGAGAAACATTACTGCACAAGCGGTTTAGTTGCTCGCTATGATGACTCTTTAACATACGATTCTGCTGAAGAAAGGCGTCAAGCCAAGCAAAAAGCAGTCGATCGAGTGCTTGAACTCTTTCCTTTTGGGCCTTTAGGCGCTGGAAAAGATGCTAAAGGCAATCCAATTACTTATGTAAAGGTCGAAAGAGATCCGTAAAAGTCAGAAAGTCGTCTTTTAAGATTCTTTTAGAATCAAAAACCTCATAATATCATATAAAAATACCCTGTAACCCCTGAGAAATAGGGTTTTCGGCCCGGGGGAGGGGGTCTATTGCAGACACCCCCCTCCTGGAT